TTCCTGGCCTACATACCAGGTTTCGTTGTTCATAAGCTGTTCGATTTCTTCATCGGTTTTCCCTACTCTGTCGCGATATACCGACATAATGGATTCTTTTACCTGATCCGTAATTTCTGCCAGTTTCAACAAATCTTCGGATTCGTAGGCGCCCCAAAGGGTAATTTTTGGATTGTGTACCATCAGAATAGCGTTTTTCGCAATTCTTCTTGTGTCGCAAGCCATCAAAATAATTGTCGCGGCACTGGCGCAAAGGCCCATGATCGTTCCGGTAATCTTCGCTTTATTCTCAACCAGTGCGTTATAGATCGCGTTTGCGGCGTATACATCGCCGCCGCCGGACTGAATCAGAACGTTTATGCTCTTTTTGTCGCCCAGTGCGTTTAATTCGTCAATGAAATTTCGGTAAGTGACACAATCTTCACTCCACCAGTCTTCTTCTGACGAAATGGTTCCGAATAATTGAAGATCGGCCGTATCGGTTCCGGTGTCAACGAAGTTCCAGAACTTATTGATCGTCGTCGCCTTCATCGCCGGCGCCGTCTGATTTACGATTTTCGTCTTCTTCATCGTCGTTTTCTCCTTCTTTTTTGAATTTTTCCGCACCTTCGGCCGGTTTTGCGGCGCTCTGGTTAATTCCAGCCGCCTTCAATAACTCATTTTCACGGGCCAACTGTGCGACGTTGGCTTCGAAGTCGCCGCCGTTCATTTCGACGGTTTCCTTCTGTCTGGTTGAAAGTCCGATTTGAATTCGCTTTTCAGCGGCCGAAACTTCCTTCACTGGATCAATCATGCCCTGGGCCGGGCCGTTCCACTGTGCGCCGCAATAGGCTTTCTTAATCATCGGATCAAGGAAAAAGCCAGGGGCCTTCAATCGTCCAGAACTGATTGCTTCCACAAGGAATATTTCATAAATCGGCTGGCATAAATCAGCCGCTAACCAGGCTCTTTTCATTCGAAACGCCTTCCAGGCTTCCAACAAGGCCGCCCTGGAAGCGGAATAACTGGAATTAAAGTTTTTCACCAGCAATTCGACCGGAATTTCAAGCGCGGCGCCGATATACTTCGAAAGCGCTGTGACAAATGCGTCGAAATTCGTTGAAGGTCTTTTCGCGTCGGCGATTTCCACTTTTTCGCCCGGATTTAACATATTTACCATACCAGGCCCCAGTTCATAAGAAACATTGTCGTTTGTTACCGCGTCTTCTTCGTCCACTACTCCGGTAAATCCCATGTCGGAAGTTCCGTTTTCCGATGTGATAAACACGGTAAAAAATCCATTGATAACAGCCGCCATCTGTTCGGCTTCGCTGTATCTTGTCAACTGTTTTAATGAATCAATAACCGGCGCCAGGTAAGGAACGCCGCGGTACTGTTCGGCGCGCTCTGTTTCATAAATCATTAAAACGTTAGGCGTGCCGGTCTTTTCTCCGAAGGCTTTAACGCGCGTCCATTTCTTTTCTGCGCGAAGATTGCTGTTCGGATATGTGGAGCAAATGTGATAAGCGACAATTTTTCCATTGTCGTCAATTTCTACGCCGTTATAAATCCGGTTCTTTGTTTCCTGGTCTTTTGCGTAAAGATTCACGTTGTTTCCGGTTGAATGTGGCGTTGAAACTCTGTCGGATTCAATCAAGCGAAGGCGTAACCCGTAAGGATAGAACGGATATTTCTTCGTTTCATACTCCAGGATAACGCAAGCGTCGCCATTCATCAGCCACGACATAACCGCGGCTTGCTGGATCTCATAGAAATTGTTTGTCCTGGTGGAATCACAAAACTTCGATTCGGCCCACAATTTGAATTCGCGTTCCGCTTGCTTCTGCCATGCCGCGGCCGCTTCCTTTGTCATTCCTAAAAATTCATAGTCAATCGAACTTTTCAAACGAAGGCCTTCGCCGACGATGTTTGTTCGGTTGGTTTTGATTGCCGACACGGCCAACGGTGCCGACATATAAAGGCTTCTGGAACGCTGTCGCAACGTAGGAAGGTTTTTGTCAATGTCTTCCTGGGGCGTTTTGCTCGAAGCAATCCAGCCGCGCATTGAATTTTTACTTCGTGACGCCCCGGCTTCATCATAGCCGGAATTTTGGAACGTTTTTATAAGTTCCAGGTTCATTTTTGCCCGTTGTCTTTCTAGGGCGGCCTTTGGGCTGATAACTTCGACCGCCTTGTCGATAATATTCACTTTTCAGCCACCGCCTTTCTAAATATCGCGCGGAACGAAGCGGAAGGCTTTGTTTTTTCCGCCAGCTTCCAGCGCGTCAATCTGTTTTTCAAGATCCTTAATCGCCGCGCGGATAGTTCCAAGATCCGCACGTTTCAGGCTCTTTGTTCCGATTGTGTATTCCTGGTTAAGAAGAACGGCTTCTTCTGCTTCCAGATAGATTTTTAACCTGGCTTTATAAGTCGCCAGGCGTTCCTTTTGGCTTTTGCTTAACACTTCATCACCGCCTTACAACTGGACGCCTTTGTTTAGGGCGCCCGTTTTCTTTTTCCCGGTCTTGTGAACCGGTCTTTTTTTCATGTAGTTTATGCCGCTTTTGACCTTCGCTTCCAGAACGTCCCAGTCCGGGCGAAGAATTTCGACCGCGGCCGTGGAATAATTTCGAAGATCCAGCGGTTCGTTTCTGATTCCGCCGGCCTTCTTCTGCCACTTAATCACCGGGCGGCCGTCCTTGATATGAACGACGCGCTGTTCGCTGTTAAGGCCTTTGATATATGTTTCATTGTAGCCGCGATCCGCATTGATCGGAAAATGGCAATATCCCGGCCCTTCGTCCGCTGTATTTAATCGCGTCATAAGGATTTCTTTTCCTGAATCAACGCCCAGCATAAACACTTTAACTTTATACTGATTATTCGTTGACAGCTTGTGAATCAGCGGTATTCCTGGGCCGCCCATACCTTTAACGCCGTAAATACGCTTGTTTTTCTTTTCCATCTTTTTTAGCCATTTATAACACTGTGTTGTGAAATGGCCGCCGGTATCAATGCAAGAACACGCTATCAGAAGCGAAGAACCGGTCGCGAAATACAATTCCCGGTCAAGATATTCTTCCAACTTGTCCCAGGTTTCTTCTTTTTCCAGGTCGCCGAATATCTTGTCGTATTTAATGCCCCACGATTCATAACCGCGGCCCCAGCCGGTGATTTCTACTTCGAAGCGGTCGTCCTGAACATCGACGCCAGCCGTAAGAACAAGAACTCCTTCGGGAATGTCGGCTTCGTATCGTTCGCGGCGGCTCAACAAGGAATCGTCGTCGGCACTCTTGCCGCGTTCTTCCCAGGTTTCACCAAGCGTCGTATTGATCCAGGTTTTCATTTTGTTAATGTCGCCGTTTTCTTTTAATTCCTTCTGCGCTTCCTTAAATTCGCGAATGATTTCTTCCCAGTGTTTCCACGGCGAAGTTAATTCGTTAAGGTGGAAAGAACGTTTTCGGCGGCGTTCCGGGTATTTTGCGATATATTTTCCCTGGCCTTGCTTCCAGTCTGTTTCGGAAATATGTTCGCCGCAAAATTTACATTCCATCGTCACATCGGAAAAATGGATTCTTCCCCATTCGTAAGGCTGGAATTTGCCGCACGAAGGACAAGGGACGCACCATTCTTCTTGTGAACCGGATTCATATTCTTTTTCAATCTGGCTTTCGCCTTTGATTGTAGGTGTGGAAACCTTAATCTTTTTACGGTTCCAGAACGCCGTCGTTCTTTTCTCCGCTAATTTGATCGGGTTTCCTTCGGTTCCGGCGCTGGCCGGATAACGATCCGTTTCGTCCATCAGGACAATTCGAACCGGACGCGACGCCAGGGACGCGGCGGAATTTGCACCGGCCATTGTTACATGGCCGCCAGGAAATTTCTTGTGAAGAATTGTATTCCCGGACGTCTTCGACTTCACATCGCGAACTTTTCCGCGAAGCGTCGGCGTGTCACGTATCATCGGCGCCAGACGGTCTTTTGAAAATGCCTGGGCCATGTCGATTGTCGGTTGAACTACCAACATCGGCGCCGGATCATAGTCGATATAATATCCGATAATGTTCAACACAAGTTCGGTTTTTCCGACCTGGGCCGAAGACATTATCACGACTTCTTCGCACTCTGGATCGTTTACTGCGTCCAGAATTTCGCGCTGATACGGGGCGCGGTCTGTGTTCCACTGTCCCGGTTCCGCGCTACTTTCCGCGGATAACTTACGATAACGATCCGCCCACTGGCTAACCGTCAATATAGGCGGCGGCGCGACCGATTTCGCTATGTCCTTAAATAGCTTTATTGTTTTGTAGTCAATGCCTAAATCTTTTGAACGCTTTTTCTTAACGACAATCGTGTCTTTGTCGATAACCGGTGATTCTTCAACGGTGATTTTCTTATTCTTCGCCATCTTCTTCACCTTCCACGTATTCATCACTATAAAAGGCCTTCGGATCATAGTCCTTCAATTCGTTTAACACTTCCGTCATTTCTGACGTCAGCCGGTCTTTGATATATCCGGCGTCGCGGTCTTCCAGGATAGGCGCCACTTTTGACGGCACATTTAACACCCTGGTTTTGAAGGCGGATAACATATCCGTCATAACTTTTTCAACGTCGGCCGCTTTGTGAAGTTCGCCTTTCATGGTTTGAAGTTTTAATTCCGAAATATGGCGCTTCACTCTTTCGTGAAGGGCCTTTTCTTCATCAATGTTCAATTCTCCGTCCGGGTTTTCATTGTTGGCACTGTCAACGGCCAGCTTCAAAGAAAGAATATAGTTCTTCACGGATTCAACCAGGTTATATCTACCCTTTGCAACGCGAACAATGATTCCTTCTTCTGCCATCTGGCGAATTCTTCGGTCTGATACGCCGAAAATCTGTCCCAGGACGGCCGCTGATACGGTTAAACTGTCTATGTCTGTAACCTTTGCGGATTCTGTTTCGTTTTTCGCCATAACATCACCTTCCTTCTAGCCGGTAAAACGGAAACGGTAACTTTCAAAAATTTTTTTCTGTATCTAGGAAGATTTTGGGCTTCGCTTACCCGCAAGCCTAAAAAATTTCCTGGAAGAACCTACGTTCTTTCGGGCGTCTTTCGCCGAACACCTGGTCGTCGTCCTGGCCGCCTTCTGGTCGTCCCTTCTCTTGACATATCTTATAATTGTGTCAAGTCACGTGTGATCTGTTTTCTTTCATTAAAGTGCGAACAAAAAGTCTACACATCATTTGACAATCTTTCATTGTGTCAAGTCCAGGGCAAAAAGAAAGAAGTCTTCCGATTCTTCGATGATTCAGAAGGCTTCTAATAGCGGCTTTATTTGCGGCCCTTGTGCTTGAATGATAGGC